ACGTGCCGTTTTCGAGCAGGCCGAAGTTGATGTCGGTGGCGTCGTTCAGTTCGACCGTGACGGTCGCGTCGTAGCCGGTGTTGTAAACCTCGACCAGACGCGACCCGAACGCCTCAACGTCGATCGTGCGGGCTGTCTCCGTAAGGGTGACGCTCCGCGCGCTGGCGATGTTGCCGCCCAACGAGATCGAGCAGTCCTTCCCCAGCGTGATCGCCACGGGTCAGGTTCCGCCCCTGACCGTGATCGTAAAGGTCACGGCACCGTCGACGCTGATGTTCTCGGTCACGCTGGTCACGGTTGCCCCGTTGTCGGCGTTGGCGTCCAGCAGGTCCGTCATCGCCGTGCCGGGATCGTGGCACTCGATCTCCCAGGTCACGGCCTTGAAGCCAGCCTGCGAGACCCGGTAGCCGCCCGAAGTGTTGGAGCGATTGGAGATGTCGACCGCCTCCGACTCGACGGTCTTGGTGACGCTGATGATGTTGCCGCCGTAAGGCGCGGAAAGCGTGCCGCTGCGGCCGAGAGTGACTGCCATGTGTATAGGCTCCTAGTGATCAGGTGGTGGCTGGGGCGCGTGTGCCGGAAACGGTGTAGGTGACGATGCCGTCGATGGGCTCGGCCTGAGCGACGCTCGTCACGATGTACGAGGCGTTTCCGGTCTCGGTGCCGCCGATGGTGATCGTGTCGCCGGCCGCACAGCCGGGGGTGTCGATGCACTCGATCTCAATGGTCTGCTCTGCCAGACCCTTGGAAAACCGACGATGCGTCAGCCCGCCGAGCGTGGTGGTGTCGATTTCGCTGGCGGACGACGAAACGGTGCAACTGCGAGCCCCGGTGATGCCGGTGAGCGTCACGTTTTTGCCGAGGACGATGGTGAAGGACATTACGGGCTCCCTGTGTGTGCGATGTCGCCTGCGTGCGGCGATACGCTCAAACTAGAAGCGGCGGGGCGGCGACCGTAGGGGGTGTCAGTCCTCGGTCACGGGCCAGAGATCTGGCCCCGCCACTGCTGGGCGAGCTTCGGCAACTTGGCCGCCAAGCCCTTTTTCATGAACCGCCCCGGAGGCACCCTGCCATCGCTGGAAGCCAGGTCCATAGTCTTGCGACGCCGCGTGTGGGCCGGGTCGATCCAGACGCCGACGTATGCCCCGCGACCGAGGTTGCGCTTAAACCGCCCGCGTTTGTCTCGGCCGCCGCTGCGTCCACCGCTAACCAATGAGTCAGGAGGCTGGAACTTCTCAAGCACGCGATTTGGCCTCCGCTGGCTAGTCGGATAGCGACCGACAAGCCGAAGCACTCGCCTGGAAGAACCGCCAAACTCCTGCAATTTGTTGAGCCACGTCGCGGCGTCGGTCGGGCCGATCACCACAGACTCGCGGCGGTTGTCGACCGCGTAGCGAATGAGCGTCCGCAGGAAGCCCGTCTGCGTCGCACCTCGCCCGCGAGGGTTCTTCCAGCTTGTGATCTTGCCTGGAATCGGCGGACGGAAGTCCATCGCCAGCACCGGCATTCCGTCCTTCCTGCCGACAAGCGACCAATTCGGCTGGGGCTTTACTTTGCGGTGCGAGAACTGCTTCTTCGACGATTGGCGGACGATGGTGCCTGCCCGGTCGAGGGCTTTGAGGTTTCCGCTCTTCACCTTCTTTTTGACGTGGGCGAAATTCATCTTCGCCTTGAAGCGAAAGGCGGGCGGGACTAAGTTGCCCCGCCCGCTGAGTGCCTGCCCGAAGCTAGCAAGGCTCGCCATGTCAGTCCGTAGAGAGCGTGCGGTAGGTCGCCACGATCACCGCTCGCCAGACGTTCCGCTCCGTGAGGGCGTCGTCTGGGTTGATCTCAATCGACACGTTTTGCGGCGTGGTCGATGTGTTCTCTAAGTCGGTCGAGCGGATATAGACCATGAGCTCGTCAGCCAGGTCGTGCATATCGTCGATCTCTTCGTCGCTCGAAACGTGGCGACCGACGTAGATCGTGATCGAATCGTCAGACTGCCAGTCAGCCCGCCCGATGCGGGTCACTTCCGAGCCGCCCGGCACGACGTATACGACCGGGTTTTGCATCTGCTCGGGCTCGACCTGAACCCAGTTCTTTCGCTCGACGGTCGTCGAGGTAATCGACCACGTCTCGGCTGCGAGGCTGACCGCTAGGGCGTCTGCTATTTCGCGAAGTTTGCTCGCCATTGGCCTGCTCGGGAGCCGGGTGTTGGTTCCCTAGCAGAATGGCACGGCCGGCGGTCGCGAGTGAGGGGGTGGCGGGCTTATGTCGCCGCTATAGCGCACTTCAAGCGAACAGAGGCCCGGCCCCAGCATCAACCGCCGCGATCCTCGCCTTGGCGATCTCAACGTATTCCGCCTCGCGTTCGATGCCGATGAACCGGAAGCCCTCAAGGGTCGCGGCCTTGCCCGTGGAGCCGCTTCCCGTGAACGGGTCAAGCACAACGCCGCCGGGTGGCGTGACGAGGCGGCAGAGGTAACGCATGAGGTCGGTGGGCTTCACGGTGGGGTGGTGGTTGCGGCGCGGGGACGGCGAGACAAAAGAAAAATCGTCGTGGCCGCAATGAGGCTTACTTGTCTTTGGGTCACAAAAGGTGTCTCCGCAGACGTTGCATTTCCGAACCCAAGCAGACTGGTCTGCACGATCTCGCTCCGCCAGCCCCTCGCACCCTTCATCCCGATCCGCCTTGCTCGCCTTGGCGCAGTAGAAGAAGCGGGCGGCAGAGCCGGAGTCGGCGCGGCCCATTCCGCCCATCGTCCTACGCCTTCCTCCGAATCCGGCTTGGCAATCAGCGTGCGAGTTGTTGCTGTTGCCGTTCGCTTGCGGAAACAGCCCCACCACCTCCTCGCTGCCGTCGTGGATGAGGTTCGCTGGCCAGCGGCCGAGGCCGTCATCAAGATTCGTGGTCTTTGATTTCCAGCCACCGTCAAATCCGTTTGTCTCTTGATGGCGAGCAAGCTTCCGGCCGCCTTCTGACTTCTGATCGCCGGATGCGATTCCCACCCTGCACCCATCCACGTTGATCGCCCCCGTGCCATGCGTCAGCACGTTCTCGGCGACGGTGCCGACGAGCGGCTTGCGGGCCACGATGATCGGCTCCCAGGCGGGCTTCAGGGCCGTGCCCCAGCCTTGCCATTCGCCTTTGAGGTTGTGCGACTTAGGGAAGCCGCTGCCGTACACCCACATGACGCAATCCCGAATCTCCCAGCCAGCGTCCTCAATGGCACACGCGAGCCGGTGATAGGTGCGAGTCCCGCCGAACGCGAGCAGGTGGGCTCCTGGCTTCGCCACGCGGAGAGCTTCGGCCCAGAACTCCACGCCCGGCACGCCGTGATCCCAGCCCTTGCCCATGAAGGACAACCCGTAGGGCGGATCGCTCACGATGGCGTCAACGCTCTCGGCGTCGAGCGTCGCCATGACTTCGCGGCAGTCGCCGTGATGGATCGTGAAGGCCATAGCGCGAATGTACGCGCGATGTCCAGTTCCGAAATGCCCTCAACCGCCGGGCGCGACGCTAGGTTCGCTCAGTAGCGCACCGGCGGCTCTGGCATCGGCATCCACGCGACCGGCTCTTTCACAACGCCACCATCCGAGCAGCAAAATTGCAGCCCCATATGGCCTTTCAGCCAGTAGGTTGCGGGTTGAACTCCAAGCCGCTTCAGCCTGTAGTGCTTGTGGCGCGTGTTCGACCACTCGTATCGACGGTGGGCGACAATGACACGCTCGCCGCGTTCCGGCAGACGCTTCTCAACGCTGATCCACTTTGCCATGACCGTCTCTGATTTCAAGAGCGCACCACGCCCCGCTCGTCGGCCAGTCAATGCCGTCAGCAGCGGGGCGTGGTGGCGTTATCTGCGGCGTGTTGTGCAACTATCCGGCAATTCCGGTGGGTTCGCTCAGACGAGCAGGCTCGTCAATTCGTAGGGGATCAACTGCCGTATTTCTTCCAGAATCTTCGCCGTCTCCTCGCTCGGCTCGCCATGCTTACAGATCGCCCGGCAGCGGTTGTCGATCAGTTCCAACGCTATCAGCGCCTCGCGGCCTGCCAGAGCGTACCGATGCTCGCGGGCGTCGTCCGTGTCGCTCAGGTCGAATCGTAGCGTGGCGTGTGCCATTTTCGCCTTTCGCGAAAAGCGATCCCGGCGGGGTCGCAAAACCGGTTTATCTGTCCGGTCGCTGTCCGCCGGGATCGCCCTGATCGTATCCGAGATCGTTCGTGAAGCGTATCGTTTTTGATACGTTTCGGGAACGCTCTCCTGGTGCAAGAGCGCACTTCAGGAATCCGCCAGCCACGCCTTGGCCCGCTCAATCACCTTCGACGCCCGGCGTGATCTGGCCCGGTCTTCGGCATCGCCTCCGTAACTACCGGCGTACAGTTCCGCCACGCTGACGATCTCCTGCACCAGCGACCTATCCGCGACTAGGGCATAATCCTTTTCGGACGCTAGTTCGCACAGGGCAACCGCCGATGGCTGGCGACCGTCGGCAGCCGGGCCATGTGCGTACCAAATCCAATCCGACGAAACGCGAAACGGTTTCATACGTCCTCCAGCCATTTCTTGGCCCGCTTTGCAATGTTGCTGGCAACCAGTTTTTCCGATGCCGTCCTTGGCCGCTTCAGGAACTCTTCAGCCATCACCATGATCTCCCGCACGGCCGACATATCCTTCGGGTCGATTCGCACATACCGGCCGTTTGTGCAACGGTGCAGGTAGTTGCGGATGGTGTCGGCATCGTCCATCGCACCAGACAAGGCCAGCCCATAGCGAGCCTCCAGCCAGTCGTAACTGACGCGGAAAGGCTCGCGCGAATGACCGTCTGGACTTGGAAATACCCACGCCATCGTCGCCTCCGAACATCACAAACCAAACCGCCAACACCACTATTGTATCCAATCGGATACAGGATGTCAAGCCCTTTAGTTTTTCGGGGGATTCGCAAACTTCTCGGCGTCGGCCCGCCTGACGAAGTTTTGCCCGTCGATGCAGACAGCCGGGAAACGGCCTTGGGCAATTAGCCGATTGATGTAGGCCCGCGTCACGCCTGCGATGGCCGCTGCGGAGCCTATGCGAATGTATTCGTCAGGGTCGATTCGTTTTGCCATGCCCCGATTGTACCCAGTCGGATACGGCAGGCAATCGGCACGACCGTCTCTAAGGTGAAGAGCGCAACTGTCAAGGAATCCTTGACGGTTCACGACCGTATGTTGTGGGCCTAGCGCAACTCAGCCCGGCAGCACCGGCCACTCCGCTTCGGGTCGCATCACCACTGAGCGGCTCGCCGCGTCCCAGTAACCACGGCCCTTGTTAAGCGCGTCGGCGTCTGCGTCCGAGAGCGGGACGGCGACGAACTCCGCAGGCATCGGGTCGGCAATCACGGTGCCAAACGAATAGGCTTCGCCCGTCTCGGAGTCGATGACTGCGTACCACTCAGGCATAAGGCACCGCGATGATGTTGCAACCGTACTGCCCTGGGTTGGATGGGATGTTGTGCTTCACGGCAAGCCGCGTCCCGGCAGGGATCGGGCCGCAGTGGTAATTGATCGAAGGCCCGTTGACTCCGTTAAGCTCCTCGTTCGTTGTCGTCCTTGCGACGACCTCGCCGACTTCCACTTCCGAGCCCGATGGGCCAATTCCGAGAACTAGCCTCATCGGGTTGATGTTGGCCGTGTCCGCGCCATGTATTGTCGGCATCAAAAAAAGGCTTTGGTATGGCTTGGAGGTGGCGGCGACGACTTCCGACCAACTTCCAGAGGCACCGGAAAGAGCCGTCCCTTGCGATGTGGACGGGTTGACGCCGAGAACCTCCACTGATCGCGGCGTGACGGCGTATGCAGCCGGGCCTGTCGAAAGAAGCCACGCTTGCGGATAGCGCTGCGATAGCGAAGTACGCGCCACCTTGACTTGCACGGCCACGCGGCTTCCGGCTGGAATCGCAACCGGAATGATGATTCCGTAGCCTCCAGAGGCCGAGCCTCCAGTAGCCAAGTCAGGCACGATTACCGTCTCACTACCGGCCGCGCCTACGCCGATGTTCCACATAACGGCGTTGTCCACGCCAGGAGACGGCGCTGTCTGCCCGTCAAACCAAATCATCCCGACATTGGCCGCTGTGCTTGCGGTAATTTGCGTCCACGCGCCGTAAACGTGCGCGCTTGCGCCAATGTTCGCACCGACAAAGGAGTGTTGGAAAACTACGGTCGGCCTTGCCGCCGCATACCACGGCGAATTCCGCAGCAGCTTCAGGCTGCGGCCTGCCTGCGCGATGCCTGCCGGGAACTTCAGACTCATGTGATCTCCACGCCGAACAGCGAAAACGCCACATTCGCGGTGCCTGCCCGGACCGTCACTACGTCCGTCGCGGCGAGCGATACCCCGAGGGTTAGATGGATCGAATCGTTCCCAATGAGCGGAACGTCGAAGGCGATGTAATGCGAGTTGGCAATCGTGGCCCCAGCGGGCCGCACCGCCACGCGGAACGTCGTCGCCGTGGCCGCCAGATTCGCAATCGACAGCGTGGAAACCACCGCCTGCGTTGCCGATGGCACCGTGTAGAGCGTGGTATCGGTGTTGGCCGAAGGGTTCGATTGTCCGAGAACGCGATAGGCGGCTGGCATCTACATACCTGCGA